CTCATCTTTGTACCTTCTGCAACCGAGATCATCAGAAGTAAAGCATCTCTCATACCTGCACTGGAGGGTGGTGTAGGACATAATGTAACCAGTTCGTCCCCCGAACTCATATTTACCCCTTTTAATTAAATGACTGCTACAATTGCTACACGCTCTAATACTAATCTATGGAATGATTTTTGTTCCTGGATTACTTCAACTAACAACCGCCTATATGTTGGGTGGTTCGGTGTTCTTATGATTCCAACATTACTTGCCGCCACTATCTGCTTCATCGTTGCATTTATTGCAGCCCCACCAGTGGACATTGACGGCATTCGGGAACCAGTTGCTGGTTCGCTTATGTACGGAAACAACATCATCTCTGGTGCCGTTGTTCCTTCTTCTAATGCGATTGGATTGCATTTTTACGCAATCTGGGAAGCAGCAAGTCTTGATGAGTGGCTTTATAAATAATATTGGGTCACTTAAAATTGGGTGAATTGCTGGAAAACTAAGTTCTCTATGAAACACAAACATCACCTTACTCCAAAATATCTTGGTGGTTCTGACAAACCAGAAAATCTTGTAGAAGTTTCACCAACCCAACACTCTATGTTTCATTACTGTAACTGGCGTCTTTGGGGAAACGAAGAAGATAAGATTGCTTGGAGAGCACTTGCGGGATACTCTAAAAAAGAGGAAATAATTCATCAAGTTATTTCTCTTGCAGGTAAGAAAGGTGGTAAGGTTGCAAAAGAAAGCGGACAACTTCGTGCCGCTGCTCTGAAACAACCAAAAAGTGTAAGGCAACAGATTGGTAAAAATCTTATCAATTATGCCTACAAAAATCCAAAAAATGCTTCACAAGAAACTCTTACTAATAGAAAGTACACAAAAGTATTTCATATTTACGAAAAACTAACTGAACGAACTATTGGTAATCATCTTGGGGATGTGATATTTAATCCAGAAGAAGACAAAACACTTAAAACTGTTTGTTCTACTATTTTGGAAAAATATGGGATAAAAGTTTATCCTTCACATCTCAACAGTGTTGCTAATGGAAATAGACTTTTAACAAGTGGTATTTCTTGTAGTTGGATTTTAGAGAATATGTCAATCAGCAGCCAAGCCACAGACGATACTTCTGTGGAAGGTTCAGAGACTACTGGGTTCAACAAGCGTGTTGAGTAATACCAGATTAGCGCCCAACACCTTAAATAGAAATAAGGTGAAGATATAGTCCAATCTATATGGAAACATATAGTCCCCCGATTGCTATAATGGGGGTCCATTCCAACTAGTTGTCTTTCACTTCCTTATCGGCATCTATGCTTATATGGGACGTGAATGGGAACTCTCTTACCGTCTAGGTATGCGTCCTTGGATCTGTGTTGCTTACAGCGCACCTGTTGCTGCTGCATCTGCTGTATTCCTGGTCTATCCTTTCGGTCAAGGTTCTTTCTCTGATGCGATGCCTCTCGGCATTTCTGGTACTTTTAACTATATGCTTGTCTTCCAAGCAGAACATAACATCCTTATGCACCCTTTTCATATGATGGGCGTGGCGGGTGTTTTTGGAGGAAGTCTTTTCTCCGCAATGCATAGGGAACTGTGCCCTTGTTGAGTAATCAGCAAGTGAAAATCGGGTGAACTGCTGGAACCCTAAGTTACTAAAATGTTTAGTAATACGGCAATCAGCATCCAAGTCCTAGATACATCTAGGAAAGGTTCAGAGACTACCTGAGGGATACAGTTCCCTTAATAACAGGTTTAAGTGCCCGACAACCTAATAAAACTTAGGTTGATGATATAGTCCACACCTTATGAAAATAAGGAATAGAGGTGGGTTCCCTCGTAACCTCCTCACTGGTTCGTGAAACAACCGAAACCGAAAGTCAAAACTACGGTTACAAGTTCGGTCAAGAAGAAGAGACATACAACATCGTTGCTGCTCACGGATATTTTGGACGCCTTATCTTCCAATATGCTTCGTTCAACAACTCACGTTCACTTCACTTCTTCCTTGCTGCCTGGCCTGTTGTAGGCATCTGGTTCACCGCTCTTGGTGTATCCACGATGGCTTTTAACCTCAACGGTTTTAATTTTAACCAGTCTCTTATTGATAGTCAAAACCGAGTAATTCCTACTTGGGCAGACATCCTTAATCGTGCTGGTCTTGGTATGGAAGTGATTTCTGAAATGTAGTCACCCTGGAACAGGAATGTTCCTTGACGAAACTGGGTTAAACGGGGAAACTCTCAAGTAGACAATCCCGTACCAATCCGAAGAGGACATAGGTTCTTCGGCAGGTCTAACGACTAGGTAGTGAGTTCCAACAATAATCTACCCACGAATGCCCAGCATCCAGAACGGATGAAGAGATAGTCTGGTCTTACTGGCGACAGTAAGAAGTAAGAAATAAAGAGTTCTTACGATAACAAAAACGGCATGAACGTAACGCTCGATTTGTGGGCGCTCTTATCTGAAAAGGTAAGATAAACTTCGGATGAACTGCTGGAAACCCTAACGGGCAATCAGCATCCAAGCCCTAGACGCTTCTAGGGAAGGTTCAGAGACTAGGTGGTTTAGGGAGCGCCCTATGTAATACACCATTAGCGTCCGACACCTAACCTCATAAAGAGTATGGTGAAGATATAGTCCAAAATGGAAGCACAACTTCCCACTTGACCTTGCTGCTGCTCAAACAACTTCGGTTGCCTTGACTGCACCATCCATCGGGTGATATAATAAAGGGGAACTCTTCGGAGTTCCTTTTTTTATAAATAGTTATAACTTTGGTATAGAAGTTATGGTAAATGAAATAATAGATTTATACAACTCCGGTATGAAAATGAGAGATGTTGCAAAACAACTTAACATTTCTCATCATAAGGTCAGTAAAGTTCTTAAGGAATGTGGTGTAAAAATTCGTATTCGTAATGACTACGGAAATCCAGCACAAGCACCAGATTTTGCTGAAAGAGTTATAAGTAAAAGAAGAAGTTATGCTGGAGAAAATAATCCAAACTATGGAAAATCTTGTTCTCAAAAAGCAATAGAAGCAACCAAAAAAGCAAATACTGGAAAAGTTAGTCCTAGAAAAGGAAAACCATATCCACAATCAATCGGTTGGGTATGTAAAGACCCAGAGCATCCAGACAAACTCTATTTCATAAAACTCCATAATGGTAAGTATAAAGTCGGTAGGTCTTATAAAGGTTGGTTGTATCGTAAAAAAGAAACAGCAGAACTTCTTGGTGAATGGTCTGGAAAGTCCATAGATATTTGGAACTTGGAAAGGAAAGTTCTAAATGAGTTCTCCCAATATAAAGCACCATTAAATGAAATGAGTATGGGTCGTGGAATGACCGAACACTTTATAGATACTTTACCAGTTCAAGAAGTAATATCTTTTATAGAAAACCTCAAAACATTATGACTATAATTACAGCAAAACTGGTAAAAATACTTCAGTGGGAAACTGGAGCGGGAATGATGGATTGCAAGAAAGCACTTGATAACTCTAATGGTGATATTGGAGAAGCAATAAGGTGGTTGAGAAACAAAGGAATTTGTAACTGATATAAGAACTAAAATGCTAACAATCCTCGCAGCATTCATAAGTTTCGGTATCTTCCTCTTTCTGATGTCTCTACTTTAATCAAAAATACTTTCAATAAAATCCCAGGAATACTCTAACTTTTTATCCTGAACTATTTTCCAAGTATGCCTTTTGTTACTTATAGTTCTCATAAGAACCATAATATCTTCACACCATTCAATAGATAATAGTTCAAGGCAGCAAGTAATTGTTTGTTTCTTATTTCTCTTTAATCTCATCAGGAATAATTTTTTGTTTCCATCATATTCAGTTATAATAGAAAAAATTTCTGCAAGTTTGTGTCCTATATGATATTTTAATTCGGATACCTTATTATCAGTCTTTAAGTAATCTTGAAGATTTAATACAAAACTTTCAATACCATAAGAATATAATTCTAATAATTTTGTTTTTTCAGGTATTTTCATTTGTTTGATATGTTTTATTAAGTTTCTTTTTTGTTTCTTTGTTTTTTCTATTGAATTCTGATTGTTGATCTAAATCTTTTAATTTAGACTTTTTAGTGTGCCCTTTTACAAGTCTACTAACAACATCAACATTTTTAGCATTAATACCTTCTGGGTTTCCTTTATGAACAGTTGCATACAAATTCTTTTTAATAGTATCTACTGACCTTTTTGTATTATTACTATCACCAGATTTGGTCATAAAATTTTTAGCAACCTTCATCTTATGAGCATCTTTATTAGAACCACTTTTCTTTTTTCTTTCAATTTGTCTACTTACACTATCTTCTGGAAATGGTTTAAACTTTTCAAGTATTGATATAAATTCTTTATAAGTTTTCATAAGAATTTTATTTGTATTTATGCTAACAATACTCACAGTACCCATAGCATTCGGAGTCTTCCTCTTTCTGATGTCTCTGTTATAATAGAAGATAAATATCTAAAAATATAATTGTTGATGGAAGAACTTTCAGAATTATTTAAAATAGTCGCAGAAGAAAATAAAAAGAAAAAACTAGAGATGGAATCTTTAGTTGGAGATTCTTTTGAGAAACTTTTTATTGAGCAACTGCAACCTAAAAAGAAAAAAAATATTCCAGAGAAAATACAAGAACCCCAAATTGTTGAAGTAGTAGAAGTAAAAAAAGATACTTTAATAGAAAAATCATTAGGTTTATTATCCGAACCATCAGATACTAAACATAAGAATGATCCAATTACACCATTAGATCAAAAGTTTGCCACTTTTGATGATCTTCAGAAACATTACAGCACTTTTCTTTCTCGCATTCAACAACAACTCTCCACATTAGGTGGAGGTGGTGAAACTCAAATAAGATACTTGGATGATGTTGTTGGAGTTGCAACAAATTCAAGTAATTATAATTCAAAATTTTTACAATGGGATTCTTCATCAAACAAGGCAGAGTTTGTTAATATCAATTCAGGAAATATTGTTGGTATTGTTACAGGATATTATGGAAGTTTTTATGATACCACAACACAAAATGTAGTGGGCGTCAATACATATCAACCAGTTACAATCAATACAACTGATATATCAAATCAAGTATCTATTGCAAATAGTTCTCATATTGTCGTTGCAAACTCTGGAATATATAATATTCAATTTTCTTTACAAATTGATAAATCACAAGGTTCTCTAGCACACGTTTATATTTGGTTGAAAAAAAATGGAGTAGATGTTCCAAATAGTGCAACAGAATTAGCAGTTCAGGGAACTTCTTCTGAAATTGTTGCTGCTTGGAATTTTGTAGTATCTGCTTCTGCGAATGATTATTACGAACTTATGTGGAGCTCTACTGACGACCACATTCAAATCAAAGCAAGGACTGCAAGTGGAGTTGTTCCTGCTATTCCATCAATCATTCTCACAGTAGTCTCTGTATGATACATAAGATAAAACCACAACTCTTTATGACTTTCTTCTACATCTTCATAGCATTCGGTATGTTCTATCCTTTCTATGATAACCTCCACAACACCTGACAAACTCGCAGAGATCATCAGAGACACTTGGCCTGGTCTTTACAGAACTCCACAAGTACCCTATAATGGTACAAAGATACAAGATCCAGATGACAAAAGAAACCTACGGTAATTCATTTCGTTCAGGAGAAAAAAATATTGATGATCTTTATACAAAAATGATTAATGACCTTGCGGCAGCATCAAGAGAAGAATCAAAGTTTCAGTATGTAATTAAAGATGTATTTGAGGTAATGCGTTCTCTTGGTTGGACTGGTGATGATACTTTTGAGGTAAATATTGGTGGTTGTTCTGCAACAGGAACCGCAACTCACCCAGATGCAAATCCAAAGTGGGCAAAACCTTATGGTACGGTTACTTATCAATCTGATGCCTTTATCGTAATTAAAAATGCAAACAAGAATCCAGTTGTTTCATCTCAAGCACCTCAACTTCCAGAGGGACAACAAAAACCTGTAGTAGTATGATGCAAAATATCAATTGGTTTAATGTTTTCTTTGATCTCTATATTATTTACTGGGGATTCAACTATGGCAGGAATAAATCAGATGAATCCTAAATATTTTTGGTACGCATCTTAAGAATGCAACTTTACTCCACTTCAGACGAACTTTTATATAATTTAGAAGCAACAACAAGTTCAGAAGCAAAACGAATGTGGAGATCAAATATAAAAGACTATTGGGAACACAAGTGTGCTTATTGTGGGTCAGAAGAAAACATTACACTCGATCACATTCTTCCTCAGTGTAAAGGTGGACTTGATGTTAAAACAAATATAGTTGCTTGTTGTCACTCTTGTAATCAATCCAAGGGACACGAACACTGGAAACTATGGTATGTCCAACAAGACTTTTATAATGAAGATAGTTTGAATAAAATAGATGACTGGATGAAACCAAAAAAACCACAGAATATATACATTTACAAACCTAGAAGAAATAACGCAAGTTAGTATTATGAAATTTACAGTTTACTCTAAAGATGGATGTCCCTATTGCACTAAAGTAAAGCAGGTGCTACAATTAACAAAACTTGAACATGTTGTTTATACACTTGGAACAGATTTTGATCGTGAAGGATTTTACTCTGAGTTTGGAGTAGGTTCTACTTTTCCTCAAGTAATATTAAACGATCAACAACATCTGGGTGGATGTACAGATACAGTTAAGTACCTTAAGGAGCAAAATCTAGTTTAATGGAATCAACCTTTAACGAAGTTTATTATGATGTAGAAAAAGCAATTGATCTTTCTTTTAAGGGTCAGTTTGTATTAAAGTTTTATGATTATTTAAAAGTTAAGGGAATTCTGAGAAGAGAGGTTGAGCAGTTTATTGAAAGCTCAACTGCAAATGAACTGAGCAGTCTTGTAATGGACCTTGATGATTATCTTGAGGGTGGTGATGATAACATTCATAAACAACTTCGTGAAGGATATGGTCACATTCCAAAACCTCAGGCAAGAAAAATACGAAATTATTTGTACGGCATTCTAGAAGATGCTTGGAAGTATAGTCATGACAAACGACCAGGAAGAAGAAAAAAACAACAACCTAAATAACTCAGAACCCGAAATCAATCGGGGAGTTGAGTTATTACTAAGAAATAGGAGGAAGAGAGAATCAAAACCAAAGACTTTTCAAGTGAAGTTTGGTAAAATGATTTCTCTCTTTCATAGGGAGTTTCATTTCTTTATAGAATTTCACTTTGATATTAGAAAAAACAAACTCTCGGGAGAAGACAAATGGGATCCGCATATGTAATCACATTTACAATAATGTTTACTTTGCTATTTTTTATGGTGGGGAGCATAATTGGTTGGTTAACTTATAGACATTTGTTAGAATCTAGACCTCCTTACCTGCATCCAGAATTCTTTGATGAAAACGGACAAGTCATACCTGATGAAGTTGTTGCTGTTAGATTTGAGGAAGGATATTTTGATGATGACGAAGATGATGAAGATGACTAATTAATAATACTCACCAAATTAAAACTGATTGGATAAATCTATTATGACTACAACAAAGACAACGACAAAGACTACTGAAAAACCGATTGAAACTCTTCCATCAAATCCTTTTGTATTTGAAATTTTAGAACTTGTTTCAAAACAAAGAAGTAATGCTAAAAAAATTGAAGTTTTGAAAACTTATGATGATGCTCCACTTAAAACTATTTTAATTTGGAACTTTGATGAATCAGTAATTTCACTTCTTCCAGAAGGGGAAGTTCCTTATGCAAGTACTGGAGAACAAACATCTTATAGTGGAACCTTAAGTTCTAAAGTTGATGATGCGGTATCTAAAATGAGTGAATTGGGATCAAACTCTTTGGGATCTATGGACCAAGGGAAATCCTCAATTCGAAAAGAATATCATATGTTTTTTAATTTTGTAAAAGGAGGTAATAATGGACTAAGTTCTCTCCGAAGAGAAACCATGTTTATTAATATCTTGCAGGGACTTCATCCAAAAGAAGCAGAACTTTTATGTTTGGTAAAAGATAAAAAACTTACTGATAAATATAAGATAACTTTTGAAAATGTTAAAGAATCATTTCCCGATATTCAATGGGGAAATCGTTCGTGAGTATCGCAACAGAAGAGAGAGAAAAAATGGCAGAAAAGAAAAAAATTAATAAAGAAATTCTGCCTCGTGAATATGGATGTGAAATTCTTCTTGAAAAAACAACTATTGAAAAAGCAAAAGATTCATCCTTTCCAAATGACGCATATCTAATTTGGTATCTTGTGAATGAAGAATATTATGTTGATTTAACCCGGTGTGGTAAAAAATCTAGTTTGTTTGATATGTACTATGATACCTATGGACCGGGTGCAGTTCAAAGAATTGACTTTGGATATGGAAGAGTTAATCCAAGACTTTGGGGATACCAGAAAACAGAAAAAAGGAAAAAAAAATGAGTACAGGATTTGGTAGTGATGTAAAAAATGCTAACATCACAATTGATTTTGATTATGTGGATGTTATATTGAAACAATATAAAAAAATTAAAAAATACAAAAAATCATCTCTCTATACAATAAAAACTATGGATGGTACAGAAACTGTTGTGAGTTCATTGATTAAAGAAGCAGAGGATAATCCTTTAGATTAATGGGTAAGCATTATTTACTAAACCTTTATGGTTGCTCATTTGTTCTTTTGAATGACGAGTATTATCTTATAGATTTACTAGAAAATGCAGCAGCTGCAAGTGGTGCGAATGTGGTTCAAACTATCTCAAAGAAGTTTGAACCACAGGGAGTCACTGTTTTATGTTTACTATCAGAAAGTCATATAAGTATCCACACTTGGCCTGAAGAAGGTAGAGCAGCCGTAGATGTTTATACTTGCGGGGATTGTAACCCAAAGATTGGATGTGATATTATTATTCAACAACTTTATGCAACAGATCATAAACTAACTTATATTGAGAGATGAGACCTTGACAGGTCTCTTTTTTTTGTGTATAATTACCTTTGTTCAGGTTGATAAAGATGGATAAAGAACGTTTAAAGCTTATAGTAAGAAACATAGAGTCTCTATTGGATTGTCTGAAAGCAGAACTTTATGTCTCAGATACTAACTTACAACACGAAGAAGTTTCAAATTACCTAACAGATTACGACGAAATTTACTGCGAAGAAGAGGATTGAAATGAAACCTATCAAAGCAAAAGATCTTTTAGAACTTGACCGTTATATGCAAGTTGTGATGATCCGTCAGACACAACTTCCACAGACTCTTGTTTATCAGGCAGGTAAGAATGATTATAGTGAAGACCCTATTCACACTAAGTTTCCTCCTGGTGAGAAGGACTGTGGTAAATGGGTAGTTGAGCAACTCCTGGCAAATGAACGGGGACATTGGGGACCTTTAGAGCATCCTGCGATTACTTTGGACTGTGTTGGGTTTGTTCATAATGTAATGGTTCAGGCAAGAACTCATCGTGTTGGAGTTTCTTTTGATGTTCAGTCTCAACGTTATACTGGTCGTCGTGTATTGAAGGTTGCGACTGGTGACCTGAAACCTGAAGAGGTGTTCTATGTGCGTCCAGAAGGTCTCTACCTGGACCGTAAAGGTCACAAGTACGAATGGACGAAGGAAGACTACGAAAGACAGTTAAAGTTCTGTCTAGCAGCATCTGAGAGGTATGCAGAGGGTTATAATACTCGTGGTATGGCAGAGGAACATCTTCGTGATTATCTTCCCCAGAATATTCGTCAAAACTTTGTGGTTTCGTTCTCTCTTCGTGCTGCATTACACTTTCTAGACCTGAGAGCAAAACTAGATGCTCAAGTAGAGATTCAGGCACTTTGTGAAGGTATGGTCCCCGTAATGAGAGAATGGGTTCCAGAAATATTCAGTTACTATGAAGAAAAGCGTCTACATAAAGCACGATTGAGTCCTTGAGGTATTATGAAATCTTATTGTGTAAAAGACCATCTTACTGGTCATATATTTAAAGTTCTTTTTACGGAGCAAGACTTTCAAGAATTTTTGAAATCTCATCCAGATATTGATGAGTGTATTGATTGTATTGAGTGTGATGATGCTCCTTCAATTTGTATCGAATAAATATCCTCATACACTATGGAGTCGTAAATTTGGCAACTTATCCGATTTATAATAAAGTTACGGGCGAACAAAAAGAAATTATTCTAAGTGTTCACGATTGGGAACAATGGAAAAAAGATAACTCTGAATGGGATCGTGATTGGTCTGATCCCTCAACTTGTCCATCGTCTGGAGAACTGGGTGAGGTTTATGATAAACTTAAGAAATCTCATCCAGGATGGAACGATGTTCTTTCACGAGCATCAAAAGTTCCCGGATCAAAAGTAAAACCAGTTTAAATAAAAAATATGCCCCCAAGAAGAAATACGCCCAAAACTCCAGTGCCTTTTGGTATAAGTAATAAGCAAATGAAACGTAAGAAACCTATTAGTTCTGATATAATGAGGACGATTGAACCTCTTACAAAGAACCAAGAAATACTCTTTGAATCTTATAATAAAAATCAAAATATTGTTGCATATGGATGTGCTGGTACTGGTAAAACTTTTATCACACTTTATAATGCACTTAAAGATGTTTTGGATGAAAAGACTCCATATGAAAAGATTTATATTGTTCGTTCACTTGTAGCAACTCGTGAGATAGGTTTTCTTCCTGGAGACCATGAAGACAAATCTTCCCTTTATCAAATTCCTTATAAGAATATGGTGAAGTATATGTTTGAGTTGCCATCAGAAGCAGACTTTGAAATGCTTTATGGCAATCTCAAAACTCAAGGAACGATTGGTTTTTGGAGTACTTCTTTTATTCGTGGTACTACACTGGACAAAGCAATTATTATTGTAGATGAATTTCAAAATTTAAATTTCCATGAATTGGATTCTATCATTACTCGTGTTGGTGAAGATTCTAAAATTATGTTCTGTGGTGATGCTACTCAATCTGATTTAATTAAGACAAATGAGAAAAATGGTATCATTGACTTTATGAAGATTTTAAGAGTAATGCCTTCTATTGATATTGTAGAATTTGGTGTAGAAGATATTGTAAGGTCTGGGTTTGTCAAAGAATATATTATTGCAAAAATGGAAATTGGTGTATGACATTTATTCATCATAATTACTTGGGTGACCTTGAGTTAAATTGTAAGACTACAGAGAGTATTCGTCTGTACAATCTTCCGAGTGGTAAGTGGGTTCCTTCTATTACTTCTGTAACTTCTTTTTATAATCGTGAGATTTTTGTTAAGTGGAGAAAACGTGTAGGTCTTGAAGAAGCAAATCGCATTACAAAAAGAGCAACCGCAAGAGGAACTGATTTTCACCAAGTCTGCCAAGACTATTTGGAGAATAAAGAACTTGTGTGGGAAAACTACCAACCCATATCAAAGTTTATGTTTTATCATGCAAAACCTTATCTGGATAAGATAAATAATATTCACGCAATTGAAAGAACTCTTTACTCAGAATATCTTGGACTTGCTGGACGAGTTGATTGTATTGGAGAGTATGAAGGAGAACTTGCAGTCATCGACTTTAAGACATCTGAAAAGATTAAACCAGAAGAGTGGTTGGAAAACTACTTTGTTCAAGAAACATTTTATGCTGCTGCGTATTATGAACTAACTGAAATTGTTCCTGTTAAATTAATTACTATTATGGTAACTCCTGGCGGAGAAGTAAAAGTATTTGACAAAAGGAACAAAGGGGATTATATTAAGTTATTAGTTCGTTATATTAAAGAATTTGTACATCACAATACTGGGGCAACGAATGGATAATGAGTTAGAAAAGGTACTTGAGAGTAAATTCTTTTGTCCAACTAAGTTTGCTCAAGAGATTGAAACCCTTGTACAAGTTAATCTTGAGATGAATTACATTGATGCTATCGTTCATTTTTGTGAGAAGAATAGTATTGATTTAGAATCAGTTCCTAAACTTATCTCAAAACCACTTAAAGAGAAGATTAAGTGTGAGGCAACGGAACTCAACTTTCTTAAGAAAACCTCTCGTGCAAAATTGGTTTTTTAATCCATTTTAGAGGGTAAAAAATCCCGGCAAAAAATTACTTATATTACCTTTTTTGAATGATGCCATTTGATGCTTATCGTCAATATCTTGCACTCAAAAATCACTTTACAAAAGATAGTTATGACTATCATAAGTATTGTGGAAAATCAAGAGCAACAGTACAATCTTTCTATAAACGAAAGGATAGAATGTGGTTTGAAAAGTTTTCAAGACAAAAAACAGATCAAGAAGTTATAGATTTTTTTGTTGCAAACTTTGTATCTTGTAATGATCCAGAAACTTTATGGATTGGTGAAATAGTAAAGGAAGGTGAAGGAAGATATAAAAACTGGCAGAAAAAAATTCAATCCTTATCATATCTGTTTAAAGAAGAATCTGAATATCTTTTTGAAGAAAATAAACTTGAAGATGTTTTTAAATGTTCAAAAGGACATCCAATTCTTCTTAAAAGATTCTTGGGTGGAAAAATTTCATTAGAGACAATGGTTCTTTATGATAAAATCTTTTCATATACAAATAACTTTGATAAAAAACTCAAAGATCCTGTGTGGGAAACTGTTAGTCGTAGAATCAAAAAGTATAATTCATTCATAAATATTGACGTATTTGGTTATCGCAAGATTTTGAAAAAAATTATTTTTAAAGATCAATGAGTTTTTTTAGTTCAGAAATTGTACGTGCAGAGATGGTTGAAATCTCTGAGTTGCAGGAAGAGATTTATGGAAGTGTATTCCGATTTCCTTCTATGACAAAAGAAGACAAAATTGAGCACGTTACTCTTCTTGAAAAACTCTTAAGCAAGCAACAAATTCTCTATACTCGGTTGAGTTTGTCTGATGACCCAGAAGCACAGGAGATGAAGCAAAAAATTGCTACATCTGCTCAAATGATGGGTCTTCCTGCTCATGTTGATATGAACATTATCCTTAACAATATGTCAAAAATGCTTGAATCAATGAAACAACAAATTGACAAAACAGGTTCCGACCTGTAGAATAACTAAGTACACAAAAGCCAAATCCTACAAATACGAGGTATAAATGTCTAATTTCGCAAATCTTAAAAAGCAGTCTTCTCTTGGTTCACTCACTGAAAAACTGGTGAAGCAAGTAGAAAAAATGAGCACTACTTCTAGTAGTGCCGATGAACGTCTCTGGAAACCAGAAGTAGACAAAACCGGTAATGGTTTTGCAGTTCTTCGTTTCCTTCCTGCTCCTGATGGTGAAGATCTTCCTTGGGCAAAAATGTATTCACACGCATTTCAAGGAAATGGTGGTTGGTATATTGAAAATTCTTTGACTACTATTGGTGGTAAAGATCCACTTGGTGAATATAATCGTGAACTATGGAATACTGGATCTGAAACAAATAAAGAAATTGTTCGTAAACAAAAACGTAAACTGAATTATTATTCTAACATCTATGTTGTAAAAGATCCTACAAACCCTTCAAATGAGGGTAAAGTCTTCCTGTTTAAGTATGGTAAGAAAATCTTTGATAAGATTATGGAAGCAATGCAACCTGAATTTGAAGATGAATCCCCAATCAATCCCTTTGATTTTTGGGTGGGAGCAAACTTCAAACTGAAGATTGTAAAGAAAGATGGTTACTGGAACTATGATAAGTCAGAGTTTGATCGTGTAAGTCCTCTATTGGACGATGATGATGCTATGGAAGCAATCTGGAAGAAAGAATATTCACTGACTGCAATCACTGCACCAGACCAGTTCAAGACCTATGAGGAACTTGAACGTCGTATGAATATGGTTCTTGGTTTGAGTCCAAGTTCTTCTCCTACTCAGTCTCGTGCTGTTGTAGAACAAGAAGATCAATACGAATCTTATAATCAACCAGTAAATAGTGAGACTAAAGTTCTAGAAGAACTTGA